GACCTTTCGTTTTCCATACATCATGACGGCGCGAAGGCCTGTTGACTCACACTCACGAACCGCAGTGATGACTTCGTTGCGGCTCATCGAGTGAATCTGTTTATCAAGAATCAACTCCTGCTCGACTGGTGTGGGTGGCATCGGCTTGTTGCTCGAGCACCCACTGATCCAGCCAAGGGAGCAGACAATCAGGATTGTGATCATTCTGGTCCTCATGGCTTTCCTCATTTGTTGTCGGTTGTGAATCGATTGCTTTTCTCGAAAGCCTCGACATCGTCGATGCGGTACCGCACCTCGCTGTTTCGGCCATCTCCCAGTTTGATGTAAGCCGGTCCGATGTTGGCCACCCGCCACTTGCGCAGGGTGTTATCGGCGACCTTCCATCGCTCGCACAATTGTTTAGGCGTCAGCAGTTGGGACATTGGCCACCTCCGCTTGTGTGATCTCGCCAGTTGCCTGGTCAATGACATCATCCGCTGGCTGGCCCATAGAGGCCTTCAGGCGGCTCAAAGGGGCTTGTTGGGCCTCTGGTACCGGCGTGATGTTTACGGCCTCTCTGCGCTCCACCTGGACGAATCCTGATGCCTCATTGTCGTTGGCGATAACCTGGTCCAGATCTGCGCTTGATGGCAGGCGCTTGGCCATGCGACGAATCACAGTCTTCTTGGCCATCTCATCCCACCAGTCAACCCATGGGCCGAACTTGCCTGCGCGGCTGGCGGCTCGCACTTTCTCGACATCGGAAACGCTCATCACCTCGCGGTAGATTGCGCCGTCCTTGGTCTTGGCCACAGCGTACACAGCGATTGGCTTGCCTCGATCCTCGCCCAGGAATGGACGGTGAACGATGTTCTCGTTGTCGCCCAGTTCGTATTCGAAGTGGTCCTTGTCGTACGCCACTTGTGCGCTGATGCTGGACAGTTCGCCTGAGTTGCGGATCTTCTTCAAGATGCCGCCGACCATTGGCATGTATTGGACCTTCTTGCCTTCTTTGGTGTTGAAGATCACGGGCGCGGCTTCGCGGCCATCCAACAGCAGGCCATCTTGTGCGGCCTTCATGCACGCGCCCAACAGTGAGCGACGATCGGCGCCCAGCAGGTCTGGGTTCATTTGCACTGCGGTGAGTGTGGTGCGGATGAACTTCTCGACCGGGATCTGCGGTGGCAGTGCGGCCTGGAATTCTGGTTGCATTCTCACCAAGGTGCCACGCATTGCTTCGATGGGGCTGAGTTCGGTTCCTGTAGTCATGCTTGTGCTCCTTCAAGTTTCAGTTGGTCTTGCTCGGGGATCGTGCTGGCCACCTCGAGTTTGATGCCGTTGCTCATGAGCGTGGCGACATCGATGGGCCTAGCGGCTTCGACCTGGTACATGCGGCCTGCGATATGGCGCAGTGCTTGTGCCTGGCTGATGGCCTGGACCAGGTAGGCTTTGTCATTGCTGACGACTTTGTAAATGCGTTGCTCGGTTGCCATGGTTTACTTCTCCTTCTTGGGATAAAAACGGAAACTGCGGTAGCCCTCGGTTGCACCGATGACTGTGCCGACCATCTCAGGCGTGATGAGAGTGCCTGATCGGCCTTTGACTTGCCCCGTCGATAGCGAGCCAAAACTGGTGAGAACTTTGCTGGCGCGGCCAATGCGCTCCAGGATCTCTGCACGCTTTTGGTCCTTGATCTTTTCCAGATCGCTGGCCTCTTTGCGCACGAATTCAAACTGCTTGATCATGTCCTCGAGTTCACGGTCAGCCTCGGCCACCAAACCCTCGTCTGCGCCGTTGCGCAACTGCTTGATGATGAACTCAGCGTCGCGTGTGTAATCGGCTGATGGCGCGGTGTTGGACTGCACGCGATTCCAGAACTCGCTGGTGCGTTCGCGTATACTTTTGCCAATGTCCCGATCGCGATTTCGGAGGACTATCTTTTGCTCGTTGCCACCGACAAGCGCCACGATCGCGCACCAGTCGTAATCGGCAATTTCCATTTGATGCTGGACCTGCAACTCGATGTGCTCGGGCGCCTCGATGTTGCCGTTGCCGTCGTCGATCCATGACTTCTGATACTGCACCCAGTCGACATTCTTGACCTCGAGAATGCCTGGGCCATTGGCGCTGGACTTGATCTCAAAGTCAAAGCTGGACCCGATGCGTGCGGCCTGGTCGCGCATGTACACATTGAACTTGGCAATGTTCCAGCCCATGTCCTCGGCGGCGCCGTGCGCGATGGCCGACTCCAGGCGGTTACCCCACTTCATGCGCTCGTTGGGTTCAAACTTGACGGTCACGCCGTCGCGCTTTTGGTGAAACAGTTCGAACTCGGTCAGGTAAGGCGACAAGCCAAACAAGGCCGACACCTCGGTGCTGGTCACATCCTTGGCCCGCTCGGCAAGCCACTGCTTTTCATTCTCAATTTCGATTCTCTGAATAGTCATCAGTCATTCTCCATGTGGTCATAAATCAATTCCTGGATCGCGTCCTCATCTCGCGCTGTGAGTTTTTTCTCAAGCCACTTGGCGCGGTAGCCTTTGCGGTCCAGGATCTCAAAGTCCCCGGACCCACCCTCTGCCGGGTAGCAGTTCTCTGGTGGGCCGGAGGTATACGCGGGTGTGTAGCCCTCGTAATCGGTGACGCCGATGATGCAAGGGATGCCGCAAACGCGGTGCTCGATCTCGGCGATGTAGTTGTTGCGCTTCACAGCAACACCCGCAATTCTTCAGCTTCCTCGCTGGTTGAAAAGCATGTGATCACAACTTCGTGGCCACTGGCGTCAGTGATGGTGATGTCTCTCGTGTACAGCGGAGTGTTGCCATTGATCTCGCGAACTTCGCTGATGACGATTGACTTGGTGTTGTGGATGCTGATGTCTGCCATTTGTATCTCCTTGTGGTGATGTGTTGAAATTCTACTCTATTTCGTTGACGCTGTGTCAACAACTTTCGATTCCCAGTACGGATCAAAGGCGAACGGCGCCTCAACCGTTGGACGGCCATCGATGTTTGATTTGAAGATTGAGCGCGACTGGGTTGGGTACTTGGCCAAGATTTCCATGGACTCATACGACACCGGGAAATACAAGTCCGACTGCCAGTTGCTGACCTCGATGCCAGCCTCGACCAGGTCCGTGTATAGGCTCATGATCTGCTCCATTGGTTTTCAACGATGTCGCCTGCCGCGATCCAAAGGATGCGCTGGATGTTTTGCTCGTGGTCGGCCAACTCCTGCTCATCCCAGGCGCCGTACTCGGCCAACTCTTTGCGCAATGCGGCTGGATCGATGCGCTCCAACTGGCGGCGAATCTTGCGGTTGTTGGACAAAGCCAGGACATCGGCGTCGCATTGGCCCTGGTGTGATGCTGACTCGGCCTGCGCCATGGTCATCTCGATTTCGATCGTGCCGTGTGATGATGTGAACCACATATTTTTCTCCTCAGTATTTGCTTTCAATGACGCGCAACATCTCGAGCACCTGGCTTGAAATATCGGTGAAGGCGTCGAGTTGCTTGGGGGCCGTGTAGGCGTTGTCGCCCGGCTCTGCATAGTCACCTTGGATCAGGATGCGATCGCCTGCCCAGCGGCCAATCAACTCATGCGCAGGGAAGTCGCCGCCGCCCCGTGCGTTGCTGTTGGCCAGCAGTGCAAACAACGCGGTGCTGGTGGTGCTGATGTGGCCGACCTGCTCGTACAACTTCAGGCCGTTGTCGATGCGGTGGGGGTGGATGAACTCTTGCTTGTCCAGGTTGTAGACCTTGTGATATTGACCCATGGTGTGCTCCTTATTTGACGGTTACGAATTCGATCTTGCCCAGGGCTTTTGCGGCCCGTAGCAGGCGGCTTTGCTCGGCGGGTAGGCAGATGCCTTCCTCGATCAAGCGGCTGGCCTGACGGCCAAACCAGCCTTGCAGTTGCCAGGCCAGACCTGTGTCAATCAATGTCTGCCAAGCCTCGATGACTTGGTCCTCTGAATCGGCCTCGATGAAGCCTTCTGCGATGCCGGTTGCTGTGTATGAATCCATGGTGATCTCCTTAAAATGGTGCGTCTGGTAGGGTGCTGATGTCGAATTTGGGTTTGCGGCGACGAGGCACTTTGCGTGTGATGTGCGGGTAGGACGGCTTGTCCCAGACCCAGCGCACCACGGCGCCGTCGTCATCCAAGATGCCGTACTGAATCATCGTGCTGTGGTCTTGATGCTGAACACAGCGGTGGTGCTGGTGTACGACGCGATGGTGTCGGCAGAGATGCCCTGCTCTTTGGCCAACTTTTTCCAGTCGGTGACAGCGCGGTCAGCCTCGACATAAGTCGACTTGAACAAGGCGCCTTCGAATACTGTGGGACCGCCGTTGCTGGCCAGGTCTTTCATGGCGTCCTTGAGGGCGTCGGCTTGCTTGGTGAGTGTGGCGATCTGGGCGAGCAGTGTGCCGAGTTCGTCAGCAGAAGCGGGTGTGGTGTTGATTGCAGTCATGATTCTCTCCATCGTCTAAACAGTTAAAGGGTGCAGGCGTTGGGTTAATAAGCCTGCGTCCGGATCTTTCCCAAAATGTCGTCACAGCCATTTAGCTAACTCTGTCAGGCCAGGTGGCCATCGCTCGGTGCTGAATGCGGTATCGTTTTTTCGTCCGATGTGGTGATCTTACATCAACACATATCCACAACACAATACCTAATCCGAGTGATTTATGTGGGTATTCGTTCCGCCCAGGTAAATCAAGGGTTCCCAAGGTGTTGCGCCTGTGTCATCATTGAGGGATGAACAACACTATCAATCACACATCGCCAGTTGAACTGGCCATCGACATGTTTGGCGGGGTACGAAAACTCGCCCGTGCCCTCAACCGCGATCCTGCCGCAGTGTCTCGCTGGCAAAAGACCGGCATCGTGCCGACCTCTGTACAGCGTCGCCTCTTGGAATTAGCCTGGGAGCGTGGCATCGACATCACTGCGCACGACATCGTGTTTGGGCGCGAAGTCAATGATTGAGTTCACGCTGGGCTGGCCACCTTCGGAACTGTCTCCAAACAAGCGCCTGCACTGGTCTAAGGTTTCGAAAGTCAAGGCCTCCTACCGTACGGCGTGCTGGGCCATGGTGCTCGAGCAGGTGGGGGCCGTAAGGCCTGACATCGCTGGCAATCTGCACCTGGTGCTCGAGTTCGTTCCGCCCGACCGGCGCAGTTACGATCGCGACAACCTGGTGGCCAGGATGAAGTCTGGCCTTGACGGCGTCGCTGATGCACTCAAGATCAACGACAAACAATTCACAACACTGACTGCACGAGTGGACGCGGGGCAGATCGGTGGTTTTGTACGCGTCCAAATTTCGAAGGAATCCAACGAATGAACATTGCAATACTCACCGGCAACCTGGGGCGCGACCCCGAACTGCGCCAGCACAACGGCGACAACATCCTGAACTTTGCCATCGGCGTGGCCATCGGCACCAAAGACAAACCCGAAACCATGTGGGTCGACTGCGCACTGTGGGGTAAGCGGGCAACCAGCCTGCAACCGTACCTTGCCAAAGGCCAGCGCGTGACCGTTAGCGGCCCGATCAAACTCGAGGAATACAAAGCCAAGGACGGCACGCCAAAAACGCGCCTACGCTTGTCTGTGGACCAGGTGGACCTACCGCCAAAGGGTGACGCGCTATCACGGCCACAACAAACGCAACAAACGCAACAGCCTGCTGATGGTCCGGCAGACATGGACGACGACATTCCATTTTGAGGTGCAACATGAAAACCTATGAAGACTTTGTGCGCATTCGTGGCTGGGCGCACCAGCGCAACCTGGTGTCCGGCAGTACCACCGACAAGCAGTTCACCAAGTTGATCGAAGAGATCGGCGAGTTGGCCGCAGGCCTGGCCCGCAAGGACACAGTCAAAGTGATGGACGGCATCGGCGACGCTGTGGTGGTGCTCACCATCCTGGCCGAGCAGATGGGGTTCAGCATCGAGGCCTGCATCGAAATGGCCTACGACGAAATCAAGGACCGCAAAGGTCGCATGATCGACGGCGTTTTTGTGAAAGAAGCCGACCTGTAAAAAAACGCTTGACACATCCTCTTGGTATTGGTTTAGAATTAGAAAACCATCAACCAAGAGGAGTGTTAAATTGGATTCCCCCCGTATCAATGCCGCCAAAAACGGCGAGCGCAAGTACACCGGTAAGCCCTGCAAAGCCTGCGGCGAGACACTGAGGTACACCATCAACGCGGCCTGCGTTGCATGCACCAACAAAGCCAAAGTCAAGAGCGATGACACGATCCGCTCATTGCTTGACCAGGCCAAGGCAGGTGCGTGATGCACTTCTACTCATTCAACATCGGCGACTACATAAGCCACACCCGGCACCTCACGGTGATCGAGGACTGTGCTTACCGTCGTCTGCTGGATCTGTACTACCTGCACGAACAACCGTTGAACGAGTGTTCAACGACCGTTGCACGGGCGATCAACATGCGCGATCACGAAGACGAAGTCGGTGCTGTTCTCGAGGAATTTTTTGAACTCGTGGAGGGGTCCGGATGGGTCAATCGCAGGGCAGATGAAGAGATCGCGAAGTACCACAACAGGCTGGAAGCCGCATCCAGAGCGGGCAAGGCGTCTGCTGAACGCAGGTCCAACGCCCGTTCAACGACCGTGCAACCAAACAATAAACAAGAAACAGTAAACATAAAACAAGAAACAAAGATAACTACAAGGGACAAGCCCTTGTCCTGCCCTGATGGCGTATCGCCTGAAGTCTGGGATGGATTCACAAAAGTGCGCAAAGCCAAGAAGGCGCCAGTCACTCAAGCGGCCATGGCAGGCATTGAGCGCGAAGCACGCAAAGCAGGCTGGTCACTCAATGCCGCATTGACCGAATGCTGTGCAAGGGGATGGGCAGGGTTCAAAGCCGACTGGGTCAACAAGGACCAGAACGGCAACAAGACCCAGCACCAGATCAACCAGGAGGGCATTGCCAGATCTCTTGGACTTTTACCGAAACACGACGAATACCAAGGAACCATCATCGAAGGAGAAATTTATGACGCCGAATCCAATACTGCCAAACGCTTGGGTTGAGAAGATTTTTGCCAGGCTCCAAGGCATCTATGGCCGAGAGTTCACAGGGCAATTCAGCACCGGCATGGTCAATGGCATTGACGCTGGACTTGAAAATGCAAAAGCCACATGGGCTGAAGAACTGGGTGGATTTGTGAAGTGGCCAGAGGCCATCGCATATGCACTCGAGCATTTGCCTGAACGCGTGCCCAACTGCATCAAGTTCAAAGAACTGTGCCGCATGGCGCCAAGGCCTGAACCACCGAAGCTGGAGCACAAGATCTCTGAAGAGCAGATGGCAATCAACAGAGCAAGGGTCAGAAAAATGATGGACGAGTTACGCGACAAGATGGCAATACCAAAGGAGAGAACATGAGCGAAGCACTTGAGCGAGTTATCGCTGAACAACAGAAGCAAATTGACAGCCTAATGGCTAGAGACAAAACAAACCTGGATGCATGGGTTCGCGAAAACGCAAAGAGAGAGCGAGTTGCATTGGCCGCATTTGGCGTACTAAGCAACCCAGAAAGTCCTGAGTGCCACTTTGAATTGAAGCAGGCTGTCATGGCATGGGGTTACTGCCCAACATGCGAATGCAGTCCATGTGAATGTGAATACGACTAAGGAGAGAACATGAGCACGATCAAAACAGTTTCGATATGGCTTGCACTGCTAGGTGCATTTGCATTCGTCAACCAGATGGACTACGACGATGCCATCAAGGCAGAGCAACACTATTGCGACATGGTGCGCGAAGGCCACTGGCCAGCGTACAAGCCCGAGATCGATTGCAAGCGCATCGATCAAGAGCACATGGTGCGAGGCATCAAGTTGTGAGAAAGCGAAGCAAGTACAGGCCAAAACCATTGCCAGTATTGCCAAAGATTTTTCGCCACAACAAACAGGCCGAAGTCGATCTGCAATTTATTCCACACATGGAGTTGGAAAAGTTTAAGACCGGCGACGCTGATGAGTACACATGGAACACGGTGTGCTTTCGATTGAACTGGGGCTATGTGATGTCCGGTGACCATTTCGATTCTGTTGAGGCACGCGAACTCATGGAGCAATCACTGGCCGCGATTAAGTCAGTCAAAGCCAGGCACGAGCGCACCAGCAAGTGGGGCACAACTGGCGAAGAGTTCAATGTGATTGGCCAGGCCTTGAACTTGACCGATGAGATGCAACTGAACACAACAAGAAGACAACAGGAGGATTCATTGAACACACTGCTAAGACTCAACGAACTGAAGATTGGAGGCAAGTTTTGACATACGGCAATGCAGACCAAACCTACCAGGACAGGCAGGGCGTCGGTGTCAACA